AAAGTTGCGATTCGAGTTAATCAACATGTGACCGCCGATTCGAGAGAACAAGCCTACATTAAGTATTGGCTTGATCTAGCTCTCTTCGAGTGTGTTTCATCATCCTCAAACCCTCCGGTTCGAGAAGAATGGAACACATGTCCTTTGTTTTCGGGTTGGTTAAAAACACATTTGAAAAAGTCGATCCTTCATAAGGATCTATCCTTCATTTACTCTCTTCAGAAAGGATGTAAGCAGGCTTGGCCTGCGTTATCCGATCTTAAGAAAGTGAAAGCATTGGATTCACATAAGGCTCGTCTCTCTGAGATGAAGCCTCATTGTCCTCTTGATCTTTCTTTTAAGATCATGGAGACCAGTGCAATGTTGTTTTCTGCCCCAGCATTAAAATTTGGTAATTTTCGTCCTCTTTGTGAAGATTGGACAAAATACCAAAAATTTATGCCCTCTGGATCCGCCTGCCGACAAGTTTCTCTCCGTCATGGAGGGGCGCTCGGCTTATTTGGCAAATTCCAGTTCCCGTCAGTAAAGACTCCACTAGGAAGTCTTGGTATGTTAAATGCTAAGATTGACTGTTGGCGAAAAGAGAATTATTTGAAAGCAGTTGATTCCGTGAAATCCCGTCTTTTGGACGTGGAAGAGGGACTGAATCATTGCACCATTCTGAATTCGGTTGATGTCGTTGCTATTCCAGAACCCGGAAAATTCCGGATTATCTCCAAAGGAGATGGTTTCCTTTACACAGCATTACAACCTTTGCAAGGTTTTATGCTTAGTTGTTGGAAACACTGTTTTGCTTCGACGATGTTACATGATGATCTCACTAGTTCTATTCAAAAGATACATAGTGAGGCCAGAGATCTACCGTTATGGTGTTCTGTGGATTATGAGGCAGCTACAGATTTGTTAAGAAAGGATGCGTCACTTAAAGCCTTTTCAGGTCTACGTGACTCTCCCTACTTCTATCTCGGCTATTCCTCTCTACTCCGTGGCATTGCTCATTATCCTGATGGATCTTCCGTCAGAATAGTTGAGGGTCAGTTAATGGGTCATCCTCTGTCTTTTCCACTGCTTTGTTTAATCAACTTAGCAGTTTATTGGACAGCTATTGACCGTTGGGTTGAAGATGTCTCTCTTAAAGAAAGGAGAGACACAATTCGTTTGGCGGAAATTATGCGTCAAAATGTACTTGTCAATGGTGATGATATGCTTTTTAAGTGTACCAAAACCTTTCATGATAAGTACTTTCTACCCTGTTGCGAAGATGCCGGTTTCAAGATCAGTGTTGGAAAACACTATCTATCTCCCTATTTTTGCATGATGAATTCTCAAACCTTCATTGAACGCTCTGTTAAGGGTGTTCGAAGTATGGTTAAAAGAACTTATCTTTCTCAAAAGGTTATCACCGGTATCTCGCTCAAGGGTGGAGAATCCGACTCTACTCCTCTTTTGGCCGCTCGCGACCTTAATAGGATGGTTCTAAACTTGCCTTGGTCCGCTTGTTGCGTTCCTCAGTGTTTGTCTAGATTTAAGAATCGTTGTTTTGGAAAATATTTCCGTCCTTGTTGGTATCTGCCAAGTCACCTTGGTGGCTTTGGTTTAGATCCTTCATTTGCGCCTGAAGATTGGGTTAAAAACCTATCTCGAACGCAAAGACGAATGGCTTCCCAGTTTGTTTCGAGCCCTGAGTTACAGCTGTTTTCTCGTGAAGGATTTTCAGTTCCTCTCGCGAAATTTGCTGGTACGGTCTTGAATCCCAGACTGGTGATTGGAGAGTATGTTCCCCGTGATTTTGAAGAGTTATTCGATGAAGATCCTTGGGTTGCGCGTATTGCTTATGCATTCCGTGCCACCGGACAGGTTCAAACAGGAAATTCCTGTTCTAATTATGCACCAAAATTTATAAAAACAAAATTTGGTCATCAACTTCATCCTATGTCTCTCCGTGGTATTTGTGATTATTGGAATGCCCGATGTTTCACTACTAAGAAATCACCTTGCCCTCCTCTCGCCCCGATCTTTCCTTATAAAGGTCGATCTGACCGAGTCCTATATCGTCATACTTATCCAGTGATGCATAAGGGATCTTATGGTCTAATTCATTATGAATATAAGGCCGTAGATGTACATGCAACAACACCTCCAATAGGTGTGGATGAGTTTTACGCTGTGGCTGGATTGTAGATTGAAGGGGTCGACCCGAGCATGTCGTAAAACTGCCCATTGGGTTTCTATCAGTAATAGTCCAAAACGTTTTCTCTACCTTCTCTGGTAAAGATGTAAAGAATTACGTGCTAAATGTCACTATGTGGCTAAAAT